TGCGATGATATTAAATCATACCGCAAATATTAATAACGTAATTGTTGTTTCAAACACATTTACTCAAGAATGGGAAATGAAACCGTATTTTGATATGGCGGAAATATTTGATTATAAAGTGTTTTGTGTGATTGTTGAGAATAGACATGGTGGGATTAATCAACACGGAGTCCCTGAAGATAAAATACAGTTAATGAAAGATAGATTTGAAATTAAAATTTAAGAAATGAAATTTGATAAAATATTAACGACAGGTAGAGTGTGGGTCACATCAGATCCCCACTACAACCATAAAAACATTTGTAGAGGTGTAACTGATTGGAGAACTACTGATGGGAAAGTGCCAGACCATAGTACAAGAAATTTCCCAACGTTAGAACTAATGAATAACGCATTGGTTGATAACATCAACTCTAAAGTTGGTCAAGACGACACTTTAATTATGTTGGGTGACGTTGCTTTTGGTGGTTTTGAGTTTATTAGAATCTTCTTGGACCGATTGGTATGTAAAAACATTCACTTGGTTCTTGGTAATCACGATCACCATATCAAAAACAATAGAGATGGCATTAAAGATATGTTCTTATCTGTTAGTGATTACCTACAGGTTAACATTGGTGGAGAAAACTTTGTGATGACTCACTATCCATTTGAAAGTTGGAATGGTCTTAATAAAGGGGTGGTTCACCTTCACGGACACGTTCACTTACCGGCAAGTAGAAAATGGGGTAAAGGTAAAAGATTGGACGTTGGTGTGGATGGAAACAACCTCCAACCATATAGTATTACCGAGATTGTACACATGATGGATAAAAGAAATATTGTCTCTGAGATGAACGATGATCACCATTTAGATGATATTGTTGGGGTTGTGGGTTAAATTACAACTCCAACATATTTATATGTATGAAGATTATATTAACAGAAACACAATACAAAATACTTAACGAAGCGTTAGGGGTTCCTGAAGGTATTTTAGATACTGCATCAGATTTATATGAAATAGTTGAAAATTTAATTAAGGGAATTGATTATAAAAAAGACGAATATATTTTTAACCAAAGTGTTGATTTAACTATTTCGGATTATCAGATTGATTCACTTGATCTTCATGTTAATGTTGAGCATATTCCAGGTTATGATGGGAAGGCTGAACTTGCATCTATGGCTATGGGTCAAAATTTTAATTATAATAGAAAAATACAATTAAAAGTTCAGTTATTAGATACTGAAATAGAATTACATATAACATTTGTCGTTGGTAATGAATGGGAACCTGAAGATTTATATGAAAGATTTACACAAGATCGTGTTGAAACTGAATCCACTTTGGCTCATGAGTTAAAACATAAGTACGACAAACAGAAAAAACAATTTGATTTAATTGGTAAAGACGCTCAATACCAAACTTACTCTAAAGGAAATTTAAGGTTTGGAATACCTGAGATTGACCATAAGTTTATGAGGTACAATTATTTTATGCAAGTTGCCGAAAGTTTAGTTAGACCAACTGAACTTGCGTCAAGAATGAGACAAAGGAAAATTTTAAAATCTAAGTTTTTAAATTTCCTTAAAGAAGACAGATCATTTAAAGAGATTTTAGAAATTAGGGATTATAGTTTTGAAAAGTTAATTGATGGTTTAAAAGAACAAATGGATAGAGTGGATGCGTTAATTAAACATATTGGACAATATAATGAAAATTTAACTGAAGACGAAAAGATTAAAATAACATTAAAATTAGTTTATGTGAACTTGGTGAATAATAACGTTGAGTTATTTGATCAAATGACATCAACACCTTTAGACAGATATGGTATTAGGGCTTTATTTAATAATGCATTTGGTGGTGGATTACTTCCGCAAGATGAAGAAGAAAAAAACTTACAAAAAGTAAGACAAAAATTCATCAACTATTTGACAAAGTATGATGATGATCCTATTATGTTCTTTAAAGATATATGTAAACAATTATCTGACGACGCAAACAAAATTATTAAAAAACTAGGTAAACTTTACGCAATGGCAGAAGACGATCAACCAATGAATGAATCTATAATCAATTGGGAACTTCATCAACAACTGATGGAAAAAAAATACGGTAAAAGAAAAATAGAAACCGAATTTAAATTCAAAAAATAGTTTGTCAAATCCAAATTAATTTATTACCTTTGTTTCTATGTGGACAACTAAAGAAACTAAAAGGGAATATCGTGGTGTAATAATCACAAAGTTTGAAGGATCAAAAGTCAAAGATTATTTCAGACGTAGAGACCCGCGCACATTTCAGAAAGACGATAAGAGATTCACTAAGTGGCAATCATATGTTGTTAACATTAATGATGTTAAATATGACTTTGAAAAGTTGAAAGATGCAAAAGAATATGTTGATTCAATCTTAGATAAGAAATGAAAAAACCCTGTAAAGAATGTCCTCATACCATTCGTAACCGACATAATGATATGATTGTAGAGTTTGGTAAAAGAACGGGAAAGAAACATAATTGTCATATGACGGAAGGAAAAAAAGATTTGTGGAATATAACTAATAAAAAATTGGAATGTTATGGATCAAAAGAAGAGAGAAACTAAATTTGGAACTTATATAGAAATGGAAACAGAAACTAATGTAAAGAAAACCGGTGATAAGATCACAAGGTTTGTTGAAAGATTGAAAAAAATTGGAATTGAAGTTAAACTTTCAGGTAATTACCCGTGGGTTTATATTGATGAAATCTGTGGTATCAGAGTAAAAGAAAAGTTTGCGGGAAATCACGGATTTACTATAATTTTTCTTCCTGTGAGAAACGATACACCACCATCTGATTTTACAGATATCAAAGAGACGTTCAAGTTAATTAGAAAATATAGTAGAGAGGCTCTTTTGATAAAAATGATGGAAGAGGATCAAAAAAACGGATTGTATGATATTAATTAAAAAATAAGAAATGGAAAATTTAAATAGTGTATGTTATGTTGGAATAATCGGAGAGATTATACCAATAGAAGGTGCGGATAACATTGAACTTGCATTGGTTGGTGGTTGGCAAGCCATTACTAAGAAAGGTGAATACAGTGTTGGTGATAAGGTTGTTGTTGCAACTACCGATGCGGTAATCCCCGTTGAATTATCTGATTTAATGGGTGTAACTAATTACCTAAGAAAAGGTCAAAGAGTTCGTACCGTTAAACTTCGTAAAGTTTACTCTGAGTGTTTAATTATGAGTAAGAATACTATTCCTGCTTTAAGAAAATACCCCACTCTTACAGAAGGAGAAGATTTAATGGAACTATTAGGTATCACCAAATACGAACCACCAGTTAAGATGGTTGAGATGAGTGTTGGGGGTAGAAAATTCAAGTACCACCAAAACCCTAACTTCCACGTTTACTACAAATTCCCAAATATGAAAAATGTACCGGATATGTTTAATGAGGACGATGAGGTATGTATTACTCGTAAATTACACGGGACCAATGCTCGTTACGGAATTGTAAGGAAGAAAAAACTTTCATTCTTAGATAAGATTCGTGGATGGTTTGGTAATCAATGGATTGGATATGAATATGTTGTGGGTAGCCATAATGTAGAAAAAGGTTCTGATTCACAAGGATTTTATGATAGAAATGTGTGGGAAGACATAGCAATAAAATACGATATTCGTAGAAAACTTTGGGATCACGTTAAAGATGTTTATTCACCTGATGGGATAGGTTCTGGTTTTATTATCTATGGTGAGATCTTCGGACACGGAATCCAAAAGAATTATGATTATGGTTTAACGGAGATTCGTTTTGCTGGTTTTGATGTTGAGGTTGATGGACATTATGAAGATAATTTAAGTCAAACAACACACTTCCAATGTTTAGAATTAGATGAGGTTGAAACATTATATTCAGGTCCTTGGTCAAAAGAAAAACAAGATAAATACGTGTTCGGTAACTATATTCAAGGGACTAAAGTTCCTCACGAAGGTGTTGTTGTTAAATCTTTGGATGGTAGTAGACACAAAATTGCTAAAATCATTAACCCTGATTATTTGATAGCAAGTGAGAAAAATAATTACGGTGATTCACATTAAAATATATTAATTTATATTAGTTTTTTTCTATTAGTAATATATTTATATTATATGGGACGATTAAAAAAATACAAAACGGAAGAGGAGAAAAAAGAGGCTCAAAAAAAATGGGCTAATCAGTATTACCATCGTAACAAAGAACGAATAAATAAAATTGCTATGGAGAAATATTATGAACTACAAAAAAGTGTACGACCAGATAATCCTGAGGGCGAAGAGTGAAAATAGAATTAAAAATTGTGGGGTATACTATGAATCACACCACATAATCCCAAAATGTTTGGGTGGTGAAGGAAAAACTGTAGAGTGGAAAACACACCCAAACATTGTATTATTAACAGCAAAGGAACATTTTATTGCTCATTTATTACTTTGTGAGATACATCCTGATGAATACAAATTGAAATTTGCGTTATGGGGTATGTGTAACCAAGATAGGAATGGTATGAGATATAAAGTAAACTCAAGACAATACCAAAGGATCCGAAACGAGTTCTCAAAGTTAATCTCAAAAAAATACAAAGGTCGTCCTGCTCATAATAAAGGAAAACCAAATCCAAAAACCGCATTATCTAAAATAGGCATACCAAGACCAGATTTATCGGAAAGAAATAGGTTAAGAAAGGGAACACCTAAAAACATTCCTGAGGGATATGTAAGCCCTTTAAAAGGTGTAAAACAAAGTGATGATTTAATAAAAAAACGATCGGAGTCAAAAAAGAGAAATGGTAAATGTGTTCTACAATTTGATTTAGATGGTAATTTTTTAAAAAAATATGATTGTATGACTGATGCCTTTAATTGGATGAAGGACAATAATATTAAAGGTGATATTAAATCTAATTTATCAAATAAAACAAAAAAATCGGGCGGATTTATTTGGAAGTATGAATAATTTTACTTATTATTAAAAAAATAACAGATGGCTTGGATAAATGTTAATATTGATTTAGATGATATCTATGACGAAATGGATCGTCAAGATAAAATGGGTATGGCGGAATTGTTATATGATGATGGTATTTTAGATGAACATATAAATCCTAATATACGTAAAGTAGTTAGAGGAGAACAAGAATCGCCAGGTGAAGAAGAGTTGAGAGACAACTTAACCAAGATATGGAACTCATATCATCAATTAACAAACGAAGAGGAAGAATTGATTAAGAAAATTGCAGATAGATTACCTTTATAATGAAACAGGAGTTAAACACGTTTGCATTCTTTTCAAAGAACCTTTTATTTTACGCCATTATGATATGGATTGAAAAAGATTACAATCCACTTAATTGGTGGTTATTCAGTGGATTCTTTCAAATTGTAATAACAATAGTTTTTGAATTATATATACTTGGAACATCATTAGAAGAAAAAAATATAGAAAATGGGAATTAAAAAAATTAAAAAAGAAAACGAATTAGTTAATATTAGTTTAATTGATTTGATGGGTAAACTAGATACTAGTAGTACTAAAAAATACACTCAATTTTTGGTTAAAATACTTATAAAAAGTTTTAACAACGATTCGAAATATGTACTTAAAGAAGCGTCACCAAGAGAAAGAAAACTTGATGAGGTTTTAGGTGATAATAGTTTTGATAGTTGGATGACAAAGAGATTGATTGGACACCTGTATGGTTGGGATGAGATGAATTTATTTGTTGAGTTTTGTGACTATATGGAGAGAGGTTTAACTAATGAAAAAGACATTAGTAAATACGATAGTTGGGATATGGTCTCAAGTGAGGTGTATATGGCTAAGAATCGTGATCTATTTAAAAAGGCAAAAAAAGAAGTAAAAGTTGTTTATGAGGATGATCAATATTTATGTATTAAACCATTAACATATGAAGCATCTGTATCTTATGGGTATCAAACAAAATGGTGTACTGCTTCAGTTCATGACCCTAGTTACTTTTATAATCACTCAAGAGATGGAGTACTTGTATATGTAATTGATAAAATAAATAATTTTAAATTTGGGTTTTTCCATGGTAAACAACAAATTCATATCTACGATCAAAAAGATGATAGAATAGATTCAATGGAGACAGGACTTCCGTTTGAATTATTACATAAGTTGTTTAGTGAAATAAAATCTGATGTTAAAGATAAAAATTTTAACTATAAGTTATTTAGTGAAAGTGAATTGGAAAAGTTAAAAAAATATCGTGGGTATGAGGAGCCGGAAGAAGAAATGGTTGGTCGTGAAGAACCAATACCGGTAGAAATGATGGGGGAGGGGATAATAAATCATGTACAAGAAAGAACCAATGACCTGGGCATTATTCAAGATGAAGGGTTAGAATATTTAAGACAAAGATTACAGACATTAAGACCAAGAAACCCTATTGAGGTTGGTGATGATTTACCAATTTAAAAAAATATAATATGAAAACATTTACATTAGATGATGATCAGGTTAAAAAATTGGATGAGTGGAAAGAACACATAAAGGTTATCTACGGTGAATATGGTCAGTATGAATATAAATTCACCTCAAATGGTATTGGACAAATAGTAGAGGTCTATAGTAAATTAGCAAATGCAACTTTAGATCTTACAGATGTGAGTAAATGGTAAAACAAATTATAAAACCCCCTTCATTTTGATGGGGGTTTCTATTTTATCACATATTTATATTAAAAACATTTTATGAAAGATAAAAAACTTATACTTGAGGAGTTAAATAGGATTAAAAACCTTATGGGTTACGATCGTTCTAAGACATTAAATGAACAAGAAGGTTATGAAGGTTATGCTGATATATTAAAAAGTTTAGATAGTGATTCCGGTACTAATATTTATGGGACTTCAGATGGTAAACCAAGAAGATTTAGGACACCAGATGGTGATATTTTTGATTCTGCCGTTGATAAAGGAAAAACACCTAAAGGTTCAAAATGGATTAATAAACCTGAAAAGGTTATTGATGCGGTAAAAGATGTTGCGTCTAATAAAAACGTTCAAACTGCAACAAACACTGTTGGAGGAGGTAAAGTAGTAAAATCAGTCACAGGTATAGGAAAAAATGCTGCGTCAAGTGCTGAAGTTGCAGGAGCCGAATCTGCGGTAGGTGCTGAAGTTGCGGGAGCGGAAGCTGCGGTAGGAGCGGAAGCTGCGGTAGGAGCAGAAGCTGCGGCGGTAGGTGCGGAAACTGCGGCGGTAGTAGGAGGAGCGGAAACCGCGGCAGTAGTAGGAGGAGCGGAAGCTGCGGCGGTGGTAGGAGGAGCGGAAGCTGCGGCGGTGGTAGGTACTGAGGTCGCGGTAGGGGCAGGAGCGGCCGCTGCGGTTGGTGGTGGTGAAGCGGCAGCGGCTGCGGCTACTTTTTTAGGTTTAGGTCCTGTTGGTTGGGCAATAATTGGTGTTGCGAGTATCGCGGCTTTAGGTGTTTGGGCGTACACAAAAGACGATAAAATGGGTATGGTTGAAAAATTATTTGATATTTGTCAATCAAGTAGTGACAAGGATAAGTGGAAAAGATATATGAGTGATACAGAGGTTAAAAAGAATTCAGGGATATTATATCATGCCATGGAAGGTTTGGGTACAGATGAAGAAGCGGTTTACGGTGTATTCAAATCATTTAAAAGTCCTGGTGATTTTTGTGCGGTAGGTGAAAAATATGAAAATACATTTGGAGAATCTTTGTTAGAGGCGTTAAATGGTGATTTTGATTATGGTTGGGAAGGCATTGCTGAACCATTAGTTGATATGACTAAAAAATACGCACAAACTGAATCTGAAGAATATTGTAAAGATCACGTTGAAGAATGTGCTGAGAATTTAAAAAAATATTGTAAAAAAATACCTAACGATCCTAAATGTAACGTTTTACAATCAGAAGATTTATTAGTAAAGGCTAAAAAATGTGGTCATAAATCTGTGGAAGATTATAAAAACTCTGATTGGAAATGTGATCCAAGTTCATCAGGTGGTGGTAATGACGGGACAGGAAAAAGTGAGTATGTGAATTGTAATGGTGAATATCATAAAGGATGTAAAGGACCAAGAATAGTGCAATTACAAAAATGTTTAGGTGTTGGTGTTGATGGTAAGTTCGGAGAAGAAACGGAAAAGGCATTAGAAGAAAAAACAAAGAACAAAACCATCAATGACGAAGATGTTAAGAAAATATGTGGTAAAAAGTAAAATATTAACACATTTTTAAACCCCATCTTACCAGGTGGGGTTTTTTATTTGGAATTAATTCACTATATTTGCAATATGGTAGGACTTATACTTTTTTTGTTAATCATAATAATCTCTGTTTTTATGGGGAAAATTAATAAAGATAAGGACCATCCATTTAATAAGTTTATAAATGATAGGAGAAAATAAAATATTTGTTATTTTAAATTTTTTAGATACACATTATGGTGAATTAGTGTGTAGTCCAAAAAATCTTTGTTATCATAAAGAAGGTGAGATTTATTTTAGATTTAACATAAAAGAAAAGGTTATATATTTGGAATATAAAAATTTTGTTCAACCAATATGTAAAGCGTTAAACATTGATGATGAAATGTTAGATGACTTATATGAGATAATTGAAGAATGGATTGAATATGTTTTTAAAATTAAAGGATCAATAATGTAATTATGAAAGTATTAGTTCTAGATAACGATGGTGTAATTTGTCTCTCCAACAATTGGGGTGGACGAACAAAGAAATGGGCGAAATATCGTTCAGCAAATCCTGATTCAAGTAAGGAACGTAAAGATGCTCCGGTATCTGTAAGATTTGATGACTTTGATAAGAAAGCGGTTAAAATCCTTAATGAGATCCTTGAAGAGACAGGTGCTGAAATTGTTGTATCGTCTGATTGGAAATTACACGCAACTCTTGAAGAACTTGGTGACTACTACGAAAGTCAGGGGATCATCAAACGACCAATTGCGGTAACTACTAATCTTGGTCAGTGTACTTGGTATAACGATCAAGTTTGGGTTTGGTCACCAAGATGGAATTTGGAAATGACTCGTGTTATTGAGATTACCCAATACCTACACGATCACCCTGAAGTAACACATTGGGTTGCGGTTGACGATCTTAATATGGGTAAGAATGGTGAGGACTGGAAAAACTGGGGAATTGATAATTTTGTTTTAACTCCAAAAAGTAGTGAAGGTATTAAACAATTAAGTATTAAAGAAAAAATATTAAAGTTTCTGAGAGATGAGTAAAGATGAAATGAATGAATTTCTTGAATCTATAGGCGGGCTTGAGAATGGGTATTACTCAGACAGACCAACTATTAAACACTGCGAGGTGTTTGATGTTGATAGTGGATGGTACCCATTGATTAAAGAACTGATTGAAGATCTAATAAAACTTGGTTGGGACAAACAATTATGTCAGGTTAAAGAAAAGTTTGGTGGGTTAAGATTTTACATCAATGCCGGATCTGATGAAATTTTTAAAAGAATAACATTGGCTGAAAATCAAAGTTATGAGATTTGTGAAACCTGTGGGGAAAAGGGAGATATGAGAACAGATATTGGTTGGTATAGAACATTATGTAATAAACATTATGAAGAACATAAATCAAATATTCAGAAATAATAAACATCTAATGGATGAACCTGAAGTTCAAGAACTTGTTGAGTACACAAGAGAACTTGAAGACGAGGTACTTCAAAGGAAGATTGAGGATTCATACGATAAAGAACATATGTTAAGATCTATGTTATTGGATATATTAACAAGTTGTCGTGACATGGAGGAAACAAACGAATTATCAAAAAGATATCCTGGTATGTACGAAAAATGTGATTCTGAATCTTTAATTAAAAATTTAAAGAATTATATTATGGATATGAACGCAAAAAATGATTTAAGGATATGAATAAGATTGGTTTAAGTGAAAATTGTTTTGGTGTTGATGTTGAGATAGATGATGAATCATTATTTATCCATGAGTACGACAATAGGAGTCCTGAGATAATAAATGATTTGCAGGATAAATTGATTGATAACCTAAGATCAATAAAAAATAAATTAAGTATGAATGATTGGACAGAGATTGTTCATTTGATTCTCAATCATGGAGATGAGTTTGAGTATGATGTTGAGAATTCAACGGATTACGAATCTTGTGATCAGTGTGGTAATTGGAATCATAATCATATATATAACAGAAAAAAAAATGAGTAGAGTAAAATTATTTGTAATTGATGAGAAACCTTATCTTGGATCAACGGAAGAAATTTTTGTTGGGGATGACGCTATTGTAACGGTAAACGGACAATATCCAATGATTGTTAAGTGTGAAAACGAAACAGTATTAAATTTGATTAAGGATCCAAAATTAACCTTAACAAAAAGTTTTAAGATCCATGCAAGACCAGATAAGTTGAAACTAACCCCTGAGGATATTGATAGAATATTATCTATTGATGAAGGTGTATGTGAGGTTGAAAATTTTGAAGGTAGTATTAGGTTTATCTAAAAATAATTCATATCTTTGATAAAAATAAGATATGGTGAAAAAAGCTGAAATATTGAGTCAGGAGTTTAAACTCACGTTTGCGCAAGATTCGGACTGCCTTAGTACGGAAGATCAATTCTTAACAATCAAAACTGATAACGGTGGTGGTGGTGACTTCTTTGTAATTGAAACAGAAAGATGGTCGTTTGATTCCTTTGATGAGTTAATTGAGTTGTTTAATAAGTTTAAAGAAAAACACGAAAAAATCAAAGAATAAAATTTATGAAAAAATTAATGTTTATTATGTTATTGGGTATAACTTCCTGTACCATGAAAGAATATAAGTATGAAATTCACGGTAAAGTTAATGTTTCTACTTCAGGTTCAAACCAAATGAGAGATGCGATATGGTTAACGGACACAATTAGTTTTGATGGTGATACCGCATATTACTTTAATAGTGACGGGTCTCAGGTAAGAATTAGTCCACCATATACTTTAATTAACAAATCTTTAAATAAAAAATAGTAAAATGAAAAAAGTTTTTTTAGCAATTTTAATGGGTGTTATGATAACATCTTGTACAGAAAATTCAAGAGTTAGAAACTTTGGAGGGGATGGAACCCTTAGATTACCAAAAGGACAAAAGTTGGTTAATATTACTTGGAAAGAAACTCAGCTTTGGTATTTAACAAGACCAATGACATCAAAGGACTCTTGTCAAACATATACATTTCAGGAAGAATCGTCTTTGGGTTTGATAGAAGGAACGTACACAATAATTGAAACTAAGTAATATGAGTTTATTTAAAATTTATGAGGTAGGTGGAAAAGTTAGAGATGAGATCTTAGGTCTTCAATCTAAAGACGTTGACTATGTTGCGGTTCCAAGTGATACGTTATTGGAAAAGTACAAAAGTGCTCATGAAATGTTTGTTATTTTGGAGACATTCCTTACTAATGAAAAGTTTGAGATATTTCTTTCAACTCCTGATTGTTTCACTGTTAGAGCTAAGTTCCCTAAGGATCACAAATATCAAGGTGTTGCAGACTTTGTAATGGCTCGTAAAGAGATTGGGTATGTGGAAGGTACAAGAACACCTATCGTTGTTCCAGGAACCCTTAAAGATGATTTGGAACGTAGGGATTTCACTGTTAACGCAATGGCAAAAGATGATGATGGTGAGATTATAGATTTGTTTGATGGAATGAAGGATTTAGGGAAGATGGTTTTAAGTACACCACTACCAACAAAACAAACATTTGATGATGATCCACTTCGTGTCTTAAGAGCAATTAGATTTGCAATCACAAAAGGGTTTAGTTTGAAACACTTGGATTACTACATCAACAACTACAATTACGAAACAAAGATGAAGGTTGTTTCTTCTGAAAGAATCCGTGAGGAGTTGTTGAAATGTTTCAAACACGACACCATGTTGACTTTGGATATGTTAAACGATTACCCAACGTTAAAGAGATATATTTTTGAAAACAAATTAATGTGGTTAAAACCCACAATGGAAATTTAATAAATTATGGAAAATAGAAGTAAACATTACGGAGACGTAGACAAATGGGTAAGAAAAGTAATTGATTCATGTGAGACATATGAACAAACTTTTGGTGTAAGAAGTTTGATACTTAATTTTGAGGGTCAAATGTGTCGTAATAAAGTTGATCATAATTTAATTTGGTCTGTTAGATCTTCTTTAGATTTAGAATTGAAATTTAAACGAGATGAACTAAGAAAAAAACAATTAGAGAATGAAGTTTGAAATTATATAAAATGGAAAGTAATAGAATATGAATTTTACGAATAGAGAACAGATTGGTGATTTCATTAAGTTTCATAACTTAAATGGAATTGGTGTTGAATTAGGATCCTTCAAAGGGCAATTTGCGAACACAATATTAAACAATTGGGGTGGAACCTTATTGATGGTTGATGTATGGAGAGAATTACCTCATCAGGAGTATGATGATGTCTCAAACCATAGAGAACACATTGACGCATATTCTCAGGCTATGGATAACATTAAGGGATTTGAAGATCGTGCTTATATGTTAAGAATGAAGGGTGAACACGCTTGTAATTTCATTGAGGATAAATCATTAGATTTTGTGTATATTGATGCTAACCACACATATCAGGCAGTTAAAGAAGATATTAGATTATGGTACCCTAAGGTTAAGTCGGGTGGTTTGATTATGGGTCATGATTATTTATCTGATTATTTTTATGAGGGTCAAATTGAAAAGGATCAACCTTTATATACTTTCCCTGATGGACAACCTGAGAAGTCAACATATACAGGAATGTTTGGTGTTAACCCGGCAGTGGATGAATTCTGTCTTAACAACGGATATAAAGTAAATAAAACCGATGAGTTTCTTGCCAGTTGGTGGTTCATTAAAAAATAGTTTATGGAAAATAGGATATCAATTATACTTCATTGTACTGAGAATTATTTACATAACTCTTTGAATTTAGTTAAGTCATTAAATCTATATCATAATAATTTAGATTTTTATTTATACACACTTAATTTTAAATATAATTCTGAAATACCAAACTTAACCACGGTTCCTGTTGAATCATTAAGTATTGAAAATGATATGAATTTTCTTGGAAACAAAAACGATGTATCCAACAAGAATATGTTTAAGTCAGTGTTCTTCAAAAGTAAGGTAGTATTACATACGTTAGAGCATCTTAATTTAGATCAGGCAATATACATTGATTCTGATATGGTACCAACAGGTGATATATCAGAACTATTTAAATATTTTGATCAGGTTGAGGATTATCCGTTAATCCAACAGGGATTGTTTGAGTATCAAATAAATTACGGTAGAGGTAATCCATTCCACAATGGGGGTTTTGATGAAACAAATATTTTGGAATATCCATTGATGAAAATGAACCATATACCGGTAAAGAATAGAACACATTATTCAGTTACATCTGTTATGGTTTATAATAAAAATTGTAAACAATTCCTCAAAGAATACGACTGGTTAAACGAGTTTGCATTTAATTTGGATCTTGAAGAAATTAAGTTTTACTATCCATTTAGTGATGAGACAACTATGAATGTTTTATTGTGGAAATACAAGTACGATAAAAGATTACCATTTTTACAGATGAACATTGATGATATTAATAATGTTAAAGAATATTATGAATCAAACTATGAGAATGAAAAAGAGGTGACATCTTATGTTAGAGTTCCTAGTAAAGAAAAGAGAAGAGACATATTATTTTTCCATGGGGCTAAAGGTGAGTTGTCAAATGAAATTGTAACATTACAAAATAATGTTTTTAACTCAAGAATAGATTTAGATGAAAATAGATATTACATTTCAAGTAATATAGATTTTGATAGAGAGTTAAGTATTATTTTTTACGATGGTGATAATTTTATATATTCTTCAGTAAGTCACATAAAAAAAGGTTTTGAATATTGGTTTTCACCTGGTAGACACCTAAATACGGTAAATGACTTAAATGTTAAAATTTACGATGGTTATAGATTGATATATAAAAAAGTGTAAAATAAATTAGATTGGTACTGATAATATTTGTATATTTGTAAAATATTATTTATAGAAATACAAACATGATTAACAATATTGAACTTATAAAACCATTACTTAACTTCACTGACGATGGTGATTTCTATATGTTGTATGTATTCAAACGTAAGAAAGATCAACCTGAAGGTGAGAGAGACAACCACCAATCAGTTCGTACCATCAAAACTTATTGTGTTGATTCTATTGAATACTTGGAGAAACGATATGATGAGATTAAACAACTTTGTGAGATGTTTAAGGCTCGTGCATACATTCACGTTCAGAAACAAAACCATAAGGATGTTTCATTGGAGATGATGATGTCCTTGGCTGAAAGAATTAAAAACGGACAACACATTCAGAAAGGTTTGTTTGACTCAGTTGTTGGACAAATAAAGACCAACGAGAAGAGGTGGATTGTTGATGTTGATAGTAAGGACAACAAAGAGTTATTAAAGGTTAAACTTGCAATTGACAGTTGTGCTCCTTTTGGGAAAGATAAAATCATAAGTGAAATCCCTACCAAAAACGGATATCATTTGATTACCGATAGATTTGATGTCTTGCAGTTTAGTAATGTATATCCTGATATAGATATTGTAAAAAAAAACCCAACATTATTATATTATCCTAAATCATTATAATTTATAACATTTAAATTTTTCTTTTGGATGTCGTAATATATTTATAAGATATGTATCATTATGTTTATAAATTAGAATTACCGAAAACAAAAGAATTTTATTTTGGTAGTAGAACATCTAAAGTTGAACCAACTAAAGATGTTTATTATATGGGGTCTATGAGGTCTTGGAAAACAGATAAAAAAAAATTAATTAAAACTATTATTAAATGTGATTTTATTAATAGAGAAGATTGTATTAGATATGAACGAGAGTTAATCATTGAACATATTTCCGATAAATTAAACAGGAATGCCCATATTCCTGATGTTGGTTTTAAAACTGTTGGTTTGGGACAATATATGGGTGAAAATGGTAAAGTTTATAGAGTACCAAAAGATGATGAGTTAGTTTTGAATGGGACATTAAAACCATTTTGGTACGGTAGGAAACATAATGAAGAGTCAAAAAAGAAAATGAGTCAATCAGCTCTTGGTAAAAAAATTACCGATGAAACAAAAAAGAAGATGAGTGAATTTTGGAAGGGTAAATTAAAGACCTCCGAAACAAAAACTAAAATGAGTGAATCCGCAAAGGGTAAAAATAATAATTATAAAAGATATTTAGAACGAACCGGATTACCTCACGCTAAATCTAAACCTGTTTTACAATTTTCATTAGACAATGAATTTATTAAAGAATGGACGAATGCTTTAATTGCTTCAAAAGAATTAGAATTATCTTACAAAGCAATAAATAATTGTTTAAGGAAAGGATATAAAAAGTCACAAGGTTTTATTTGGAAATACAAATAATTTTTAGTATCTTTAAGAAATATAAATAAGTTTTATATTACCCAAATACATTAGAAAATGGATTATAAAAAAATAAAAAGAAAAGAATGTTTATTTGAGATCATTAATGATGTCACAAATGGCATGGACATATACAACCATAATGGATCTTTTTGGTTAATTAATACCGAAGAATTAAAATGGATGGTTGAATTTACTAAAGAAAAAACATTGTGGTATAACTACAATTTATTTAAATCTTTATTTAAGGGAATATCTTTAGATCTTATGGAAAATCAAGAATATATAACCGAATGGTTTGAGTCAAGATTTCTTAAACCTGAGGTGGTTGAAGATACCATTCAAAATGGGGTGAGACACACCAGCATAACAAATGCTAATGCTGAGAAAAGAGTTGAAGATACCATTCAAAATGGGGTGAAACACACCGAAGAAAGTAATCCGTGGATGTGCATGGGTGTTGAAGATACCATTCAAAATGGGGTGAAACACACCAATAAAGCGATTATCCGTATTAATAGTGTAGTTGAAGATACCATTCAAAATGGGGTAAAACACACCAATCGTACGTTGGAACCATTGAGCATTATAGTTGAAGACACCATTCAAAATGGGGTTAGATACACCTCTACTTACTATTCTGAACAACCCGATTCAGTTGAAGATACCATTCAAAATGGGGTGAAACTCACCTCAGATATAGGGAAAGAGAACGCAACACGAGTTGAAGATACCATTCAAAATGGGGTGAAACACATCAAGGTAAATCATCATCCATTGCATCAGATAGTTGAAGACACCATTCAAAATGGGGTGAAACGCACCAGAAGGAACTTCAGGAAGAAACACCAAAGAGTTGAAGACACCATTCAAAATGGGGTGAAACGCACATCTACGGTTGGTCATCTTCATCCGGAACTGGTTGGAGATATTATTCAAAATGGGGTGAAATACACCCGAATGATAGAGGAAGAAGATTCGTTTGAGGTTGAAGATGCCATTCAAAATGGGATAAAATACATCTCCAGTTCTGTTGGAAACTGTAAATATGATGTTGAAGATATCATTCAAAATGGGGTGAAAGAAACCATCCAAAATGGACAAAAGAACAAGTTGAGAGTTAAAGATACCATTCAAAATGGGGTGAAGGAAACTGAATTACATAAAGGGGTTAGACCATTGGCAGTTGAAGATACCATTCAAAATGGGGTGAAACGCACCAATCGTTCAAGTACAGATTGTCCCAAAAGCGTTGAAAATACCATTCAAAATGGGGTGAAGTACGCCTTTCCATTGTCAAAACTGACAGTCACTTCAGTTGAAGATACCATTCAAAATGGGGTTAAAGAGATCGGGGATATTTGTCTACGACGAAGCAGCGTTGTTAAAGACACCATTCAAAATGGAGTTAAACACACCGTTATTGGTGACATCTTTAATGATTGTGCGGTTGAAGATACCATTCAAAATGGGGTGAAACACATCGAGATTGGGTGGGCACAATATAATAAAGTTGAAGATGCTATTAAAAATGGGGTGAAAAACACCAGTCCAAAGATTTTTGAAAATAAGAAGCTTGTTGAAGATACCATTCAAAATGGGGTGAAAAACACCCTGTTTTTGCCTGAATCGATTCAATCAGGAGTTGAAGATACCATTCAAAATGGGGTGAGAAATATTTCCCCAATGACACAATATATTGATTGGCAAGTTGAAGAAATAATCCAAAATGGGGTGAAAAACACCATAGATCTTAAACTTTCACGAGAAAACACTGTTAAAGATACCATTCAAAATGGGGTGAAACACACTGAAGATGGTGATTGGTTAGATGGTGATGAAAGGTTTAATGATATTATCCAAAATGGAGTGAAACACACTTTAGGGACAGAATATATGCAAAAATCAATGGTTAATGATGTTATTGAAAATGGTGTAATTAATTTAAAGAAATAAAAAATGATAAAAAGAGAACACTTACAATTTATTTACAATCGTCTTATTAACATATACGGTGAAAAACCTACCTATGACTACATGATCAGATTAAAAGTCATATTGGATGAAATTGAATTAAAGGAAATTAATGACAACATTAATAGGATGAAAGTTGAAAACAATGAAAGATCTGAAGTAATTGTTAAATGTGTTGACAATTGTACCTGTATGTCTGTTGACAAGTTCAATGATGATACCGATTATTACATAACGTTTTATAAAACTTATGGGAATAAATCTTTGTGGGGTAGAGTTAAGGAAGCTTGGAAAACCATTAGAGGTTTAAACTCAGATTTAAATGAAATTGTTTTAACCAAAGAAGATTATCAAAAATTAAGAAATTTTTAAATATGATCAAAAAAACTTTTTATCGGATTAATAAATGGTTTGAATTAAATCTTGGTTGGTTTTTTGTGAACGGAATAAAACAAGAAGTTTGGGAAGAATACTTACGTAAAAAATATAAAAATGGAAATAGAAAAATTTGAACAGGCAAAAATAATCAAAGAAAATCTTGATAGATTGGAAAGACAAAAATACAAACTAGAAGGTGCTCTTAAAGGTTGTGGGTTGGGGGTAAAAATTGAGTTTACGAATCCTGGACCGTTTATGGTAAAAGGTGATGTAAGTTTTAATAACAAGGAGATTATCATAGAAATGATATCCAAAGAACTTGAAAGATTGAATAAAGAAATAGAATTGGTAAATAAAGAATTTGAGTTAATATAATTGAAATGGATAAACTACAACAACTATGTAAGTATATCTACGATTCTTCTGTTATGAGTTATAATGGTAAAACCAACCCTAACAAACAGGTTCTTAACATTAAACAATTGATCTTAACTTATATTAAGAATGAAATAACACCATGTGAACTAACGGATCAGGAAAAAATATCTTACATTATTGATAATGAAATGGAAATTACTCTTGCGGTTTCAAAAGGTCATCAAGCCAATAATGGTGATCAATATCAGGAAGCAAGAGTTAAGATTAAAGAATATCGGTTAGAATTAGGTTTAATAAAAAAATAAAAGTATATTTGTAATATGGACAAAGTTAGAATTTATTTAGATGATGTAAGAACGCCAGTGGATCCAAGTTGGATCGTTGTACGTTCTTATGATGAGTTCGTTCAAAAGATCAACTCAATTGGGTTGGAGAATATTGAATTAATATCGTTGGATCACGACTTAGGTGATAGTGCGATGGCGGAATGGCACTACGGTGTTGTGAAAAACTACATAATCAATTACGATAACATCACTGAGAAAACTGGTATGGATTGCACCAAATGGTTGGTTAACCAATGGTTGGATGGTAAACCTGTAGTAGAAGTTGTGATCCACTCTGCAAATGCCGTAGGTAGCGGTAATATGATGGGATACATCAACAATTACAGACACTTGAATAGAATGCCTCAGAATTGTGTGAGAGTTCATATAGAACACACCGTATAAAACAAATGAAGAAGATAAAGATTTATTTGTTTGTCTGTTTGTACTATCTTAATGTGGTAAAACAATCTATATTAAATATATTTTTAAAGAAATGAGTGATTTAGAAAGATTAGAAAATCAATTAGAGGAAATTGAAATGGTTCGTTATAGAATGGAGAATGAAGGTTTCCACTATTGTTTCAAACATTACTCATCATTCAAAGAAGTTCAGGATGAAAAGTTCCACGAACTGAGAAGAAAGTATTTGGAGGTATCTCATGAACTTGATGAATATGTCCATTCAACGATCAACACATTGAGAGATAAAATTGATGGATTGGAAGACATCAATTAAATAAATAAAATAATATGACACTAGGAGAATTTATTAAGAACTTTAGTCATAACAATATCATTAGGTTACATTACAAGGAACCTAGTGGTACTGGACTTGTATTGAGAGATTGGAACGATGTTTCAATGGACCACGAGATTTTAAAAGGTAAGGGTAAAAACCGACATTACATTAACAATGAGGTATTGGGACTAACGGGAATTAATTTCGGACAGGGATATACTCATTATCCTGAAGCAATTAACATAGTAATTGAGAGATTAGAAAACCAACCTATGATTGAGGAAACTCCTGACGAAACTGAATTTAATACCGAAAGTTGTGAATAAATTAGATAAACAATAGAAAAATATGAACAACCTAGATAAATCATACCAATCACTCCTTCAAGACATTCTTGATAACGGAGTAAAAAAAGAAACTAGAAACGGAGGAACATTATCTGTATTCGGTAGACAGATTCGTCATAATATGAAAGATGGATTTCCACTTCTTACAACCAAGAAGATGGCTTGGAAAACTATGGTAACTGAATTACTATGGTTTTTAAGAGGTGATACCAACATCAAATACCTTGTTGATAATGATTGTCATATTTGGGATGGTGATGCTTATAAGAGATATGTTGATAGTGATGAAGTAAGATGGCCAAAGAGTAAAGAAGATTTTATTGAACATATCAAAACAGATGATGAGTTTGCTAGAAAGTGGGGTGATTTAGGTCCTGTGTATGGTAAGCAATGGAGAAGTTGGCATACAGGTTGGGATGTAGTTGAAGATAAGAGTAAAGAGGCAGGTGTAAGAAGGATTGAGTACGGAATTGACCAAATCGCAAACCTAATCCGTGACCTTAAAACAAACCCAGACTCAAGACGATTGATGGTTAATGCTTATAATATTGGAGAACTGGACACGATGGTGCTTCCACCTTGTCATTATGGATTTCAATGTTATACAAGAGAGTTGAGTTTGGAGGAAAGATATGAGTTGATGAAAAAATTAGATAACTGGGTGTCAGTTCATTACAAAGAACCTAAAACAATGGAATATATGGATAAACATAATATCCCAACCAGAGCAATCTCTTTAATGTGGGTCCAACGCAGTGTCGATTCGGCACTTGGATGGCCGTATAACGTCAGCTCATATTCTTTGTTACTTATGATGTTGGCAAAACAAGTCAATATGGTTCCTGATGAGGTTATTTGTAGTTTAGGTGATTGTCATATCTACTTAAATCATATAGATGGTGTTAAAGAACAATTAACAAGGGAGTCATATCCATTACCGAATGTTAGATTATCTGAAAGGGCAGTAAATGATATTTCAGAATATACTTTGGATGATATTGTTTTAGAAAATTATCAATCACACCCAAAAATATATTTCCCGTTATCAAATTAATTTTAGGTACACACTGATGATTTATGGTGTCAGTATTCTGATTTACCAAGTGTAATGTCTTACGATATGCCAAAAGAAAATAAATACCCCGATAATGCAGTATGGAGTGAGGAGAAGGGTTATTATGCCCATCTTCTTCCATATGCAACAAATGTTGGGTCTCCGGTCATAATTCCTGATAATGTATCAACTTGGAAAAATGAAAAGATCCTTAAAACCAATCATTACTTCAATAAAAGGTATGATGAGATAAAGGAAGAGTATAATAAATTGGTTGATGAGTTTGAGTGGAATAGAATGGTTTACTCATCAAATTACAATTTCCAACCTGTTGTTGGGGAAAAATATTACCTATACCGTAGAAATAATGGGGAATATTTCTTATCATTAATAAGACCAACTGAATGGAGACAAGAGTTTGTTGGGGAGTTTGAACTGGACTCAGAAAATAAATGGATTAAAAAAAATTAAAATGTCAAAATTAAACGAAAACATTGAATTATTTAAGTGTTATGTGAGAGCATCACACTTCACAAAAAAAGAAGAAGATAAGGACGATTATCACAAAGCTTATGCATTTGCAGTTCAATCATTGGCGGGTAAAATATTAACATTTCATGTTATGACTGATTATGGAATGTTAAGATCAAGAGTCCCAATATCTGAAATTTTTATGGAAATACCTAAAAATGATATTCCATTTGATTTTAAACAATTATGGGATTGTTTCTCTGAAAATGTAAGTGTTATTACCTATGATTATCTTTATGAAAAAAGATGTCAGGTCGCATTAAAAGACGGGTCAAAAGTTTGGGCTACTTATCTTATGACAGTAGACTGGTATAGAAATCCATATTCTGATGAACCATCTGATTATAAGTGTGGGCATATACTAATTGCGGATGATGGTTATCTACTTTGTCAACCTAACAACAGAATATATTGGAAAGATTCAAATTGGGTGACCAAACCATTCCCAATAGAACCATCAAGTTTAAAAGTTGATACACACATTGAGTCAGTGGAAGCTCAATCGGATAAATGGGTATCTGAAGATTCAAACAACTATTATTACGAAATAAAAAACACAGAAAATAAATTATAATATTATGAATTACGGAAAAGAGTTTAGAAGTTTTGCAAAAAGCGAAGGGATTAGTTCAATGGCATTAGATCAGTTTGAAGCGTCATTAACACCATACATTTTGGAGGAAAGAGAGTTACGTGCGACTCAAATTGATATCTTCTCAAGGTTGATGCGTGATCGTATATTATGGTTATCAGGACCTGTAAATCAAAATATGTCTGATATTGTACAAGCTCAATTATTGTTTTTGGATTCTGTGGAGAAGAAAGACATTACGTTGTATCTTAATAGTCCTGGAGGATCTGTGATGTGTGGTCTTGGTATTGTTGACCTTATGAACTATGTTAGTTCTGATATTGTCACAACTAATTTAGGTATGTGTGCATCAATGGGATCTGTTTTACTTTCTTCAGGTACCAAAGGTAAAAGATCATCTTTAATTCATTCTAAAGTAATGACTCACCAAGTAAGTCATGGTACACAAGGAAACATTCAAGACACACGTATTGATCAGATGGAAGGTGAAAAATACAATTACATCTTATTTAAAATTTTGGCTGAGAATTGTGGAAAAACATTCCAAGAGGTGTTGGACTTCTCTGAAAGAGACAGATGGTATAACTCAGATGAGGCAATGGAGTTTGGGTTAATAGATGAAGTTATTGGAGTTGATAAAAGTAAGAGTATTACAAATTACTTAGATGGATTTGATGAATACTATAAAAAGGAAGTATTAAAAATTAAAAAATAAAAAAAATGACAGAAAAAATAATTTTAAAAGAAACGGTTACTACGGGTAGACCTGTAGTAGAAAAAAAACCAAAAAAAAGGACTTATAAACCTAGAAAGAAAAAAGTAATAACTGAAGAAAATTTGGATAATCATCAAGTTGATAACTCAGAAAAACCATATGTTACAAAAAGTGAAGAAAATAAAATAGTAAAGAAGGTTGGCAAATATTGTATTGGTGCTGGCGAAGGGTTTTGTATTCATTTTGAGAAAAAACCAAATTGGTTACATAGAAAATGTATGAAACTATTTCTAGGATGGAAGTGGAACGATTATAAAACTAAATAAAAAAATTAGTGTAATGGGTAAAATAAATGTCATTGATGATTTAAAAGGTAATTACGAATATTACCTTACCATCGGGAAACTTAGAAAGTTTTTGGAGGATCATCCTGAATTACCTGATGATGCTCTTGTTCTTGCCCAAAGAGTTGAAGATAAGTATTATGAGCAACACGGATGGGGTGTGGTATTGAAAGAAGGAGAACAGTATAATATGTCTATGACCCATAATGTCCGAATGGAAGAAGAAATCCAAAGGAGAAAGAATGGAGAAGAACCAATGTACTATGTGGATGATCCTTCAAAACATATTCATGAGTTAACTGATGATTTGAAAGACCAATACCATCCTGCATTTTGTTGTGTAAAATATACAGATGACGACAATCTTTATTTGGATTTACACTATTAATTTTGTATATTTGTATTATGAAATTAACTATCATATCAGACACACACGGAAAACACAAACACGTACACCACGATTTACCTGGTGGTGATTTGTTAATCCATGCGGGTGATATTAGTTCTATGGGTTACGAACACGAGATACGTGAGTTTGCTGCTTGGTACGATAAAATCGTAACCTATGACCATAAAGTATTCATTGCAGGTAATCATGATTGGGGTTTTCAAAACAATGTTGAGAAAGTAAAAGATATATTAACAGGGTACAAGACTATTGAATACGTCCAAGATGAGTTAATGACTACACAAGATGGTGATGGTCCTGAAGTTAAAATTTGGGGATCTCCTTGGCAACCTGAGTTCTACAATTGGGCATTTAACTTACCACGAAATGGTGAAGAGTTGAAAGCAAAATGGGATATGATTCCTGAAGGTATTGATATATTGATTACTCACGGACCGGCTTGGGGAATATTAGATGATGTTGAAGGTAACCGCAATGTTCACTTGGGTTGTGAATTACTTGCGGAGAGAATCAAACAAATCAAACCTAAGATCCATATCTGTGGTCATATCCATACTGGTCATGGACACTACTTTGATGGTCACACACACTACTTCAATGCGTCTGTATTGAACGAACGATATCTTTATTCACATACTCCATGGAATATTGATTGGGACCCTATAACTAACGAAATTAAATTTATATAATGGAACAACCAAGAATAATCAACAACAGAATATTCTATGATGAGAGAGGATCATTTAGTCCTCTTTCGTTGTTTGAATTAGACAAGGAATGGAAACAAAGTAATATTAGCGTGAACCCAAAAAAGTTTACATTAAGAGGATTACATTATCAAACAGGAGAAACCTCCCAAGCAAAATTGGTAAAGGTCATTAATGGTAGAATTTTAGATTTTGTGGTGGATTTAAGGAAACCACTTAGATCGTATAATAACTGCCAATTTTTTGAAATGAAAGGTGGTGATGAATTAATTGTCCCAAGAGGGTTTGCTCATGGGTTCATAACATTGGAAGAAAATACTATAGTACAATATTTGGTTGATAATGATTACAGTCCAAAAACTGAAGGATCGTTATTGTGGTCTTCATTTTCTGAGATTAAAAATGAGATATTAAGGTTAGATAGTACGTTTGATGAATCTAGTATT